AGAACCGCCAGAGGAGGGGGAGGGGGGAGGGAGGAGGGGAGAGGAGGAGGAGAAAGGAGCGGGAGGAGAGGGGGAGGAGGCGAGGGAGCACGGGCCTAGTCCTCCCACCATGGTTCTAGGTCTTCGGGATCGGGCACGTAGCTATCGGGATCGATGCCTGCTGCTAGAAGGGCGTCGATTAGATCGGCATCGCGATCTTGCCAGGCGGGCGGCTGAAGGGGCAGCATGATCAGCCCTCCCATTGAAGGGTGGAGAGGGCAGCATGGCCGCCGCCTGCTAGGGGCTGCCATGCGCCGATCGTAGGGGCAAGGCTAAAGGCGGCAGCAGCAGGGCCAGCGCCGCGCGATCGTTTCGTACGTAGCAGCACAGCCACGCCACCGTGGCCGCCTGGCTGTGGGCCTGCGGGATCCTGCCAGCGGTTATCTGTAGTGTCACCATCCACCACTAGCAGGCGGGCTAGGCGGTCACCATCGCGCAGCAGCAGCACAGGGGGCAGCGGGGCGCCCTTGGGCAGGGCTACGGGCACAGCCAGGCGGAGCCCTGCAGCGATGGCATCTAGGGCGTGGCTGATGCCGCCGGGGCGGTCTGCTGCTAGCGAGGCGGTAACGTCCACGCCAGCGGAACGCTGAGCAATCAGGCCTAGGGGGCCAGTTACTGGCGCCTTGGAATATTCATAGAGGCGGATGCTGCCAGTAGGGGCCAGGCTTAGGGCTTCGGGAATAGTGGTGCCGATGCCAGGCACAACGGGCAGCCCGTAGCGGTGGGCGATGGCAGCCGCCTCATCATCGTCAAGGTTGAACCGCAGATCATGCCAAGGCAGATCGTCAGTGCCCCGCAGTCGGACGGCCAAGGGCAGGCCCTTGGCCTGTGCCCGCTGCCATTCTCGGGCGATGGCCACTAGCACGGCCACGGCATAGCCCTTGGGATTCCACAGGAAGGCGAGGGTGCGGCGGGCACGGGCGGCGGCCACGGTGGTGGACAGGCCACCATGGCCCGCCCACGCTAGGCAGCCAGCTTGGCAGCCCTTGCTAGCCCACGGGCACCCATTGTGGGCAAGGGCCAGACTCTCTATGCCCTGTGCTCGGGCTAGCTCAGCGATGCCGGGCAGGCGGGAACGCGGGGCGGTGGTGGCATCATCAGGGCCAGCCACGGCAGCAGCCAGGGCACGGGCGGGCAGATGGTGGAGAATAACGGGCCAGGCGGCAGCCGTGCCCTTGGCCAGCTTGGCATTAGAAGCGCCAACAGTTAGCAGGCCATCTAGTGACAGATTGAATCTATCTAGAAGGCTTGCGACGTCAGCGGGCAGGGCGTCACGGCGTGGGCGGGCGGTGGTGGTGATAGTGGTGGGCATGGTGGGCGGTAGTAGTGGTGGGCATTGAAAAGGGCGCCCCGTGGTAGGGCGCCCTAGCAATCAGGCGGAACGGCGGCGGGCGGGGCGGGCGGCAGCATCGCACAGGGCAGCAGCGCATAGGGCGTAGCTAGTGGCAGTGCCCACCGTGAAAAGTAGGAAGGGGGCAGCGTATGGGGCAGCGGCAGCAGCGGAAGGGGCGGCTGTGATGCGCTGGCCATAGCTGCTGCAGTACAGGGCGCAGCCCGTAGCAAGGGCAGCGAGGGCGGCAGCGGAGATGTAGTGGCGCATGGTTGGCAGTCAGTAGGTGAGAAGGTGGCCATCGCTGGCGTGAACAGACAATAGGCGGCAGGGCGGGGCGGGCTACTGGCCCGCCCCTGTATTGTCACAGTTCTTCACAATCGGCCAATTCCGCTAGATCCTGCAGGAACGCTTCAAGAGTGGCAGTAGGCAACCAGCGGGCCAGTTCTTCTAGCAAGACGGGCAGCCCTGATCGGGCTAGCCCTAGTTCATCGGCCCTATCTAACAGCAGGGCCCGAACGTAGGCAGGGGCGGGCATGATCAGGCGGCAGCAGGGCGGGGCAGCATGCGACGCTGCAGGAACGCTAGGAGGCGGTCGTTAAAGCAATAGGCCAGGGCATCAGCCAAGGGCAGGCCATCGGCCACCATATCGGCAGCGCGATCAGCCGCCTTTATATAGAGGGCCAGGGCGTGGGGATTGTAGAAGCGGCGGCGGGCCTGCCTGACATCCCATTGCGTTACGTGGTGGGCTAGCTGCTGCTGTAGTGACAGGGCAGCGATGAGGGAACGGCGGGGCATGGTCCGCAGATAAAGAGAGGGAAGGGCGCCCATAGTGGGCGCCTTTGTAGGCGATCAGCCAATCAGGGCTAGGCGGCGGGCACGGGCCAACAGGGCAGGGCGGGATGCCTTGGCAAGGGCGGCGGGATCCTGGCCTGCAGCAGTTAGGGCAGCGATCAGGGCAGGGCGTGGACTGGCGGCGCTTAAAGGTTCGGGCAGCCGATCAGCCAGGGCAGCGAGGGCAGCAGCCAGGCGGCGGATCATAGGGGCCAGGCGGCCACTCTCAGCCCATAGGCGGGCAGTTAGGGCGTGGGCGATGGCAGCCACTAGTAGCAGGGCAGCCAGGGAGCGATCAGCGAGGGCGGGCCAATCAATACGGCCCACACATCTAAGGGCGTCGCTAACGGGCGGGAACGCGGACGGTTGATAAAAGGTGGCGGTCATTTCGGTAGGCAGATAAAGAGAGGGCGGAACGCTTCGGGCGTTCCTGCGGGAACACTAGGCGCGATGAAGGTCACGCCCCGCCAGTTGCGGGATATTGAAATCTTTCTTAACATATGCGCCTATGCGCCTTGACGCATAAAAGCATAGGGAGCGGCGCCTCTCTATTGATAATGATTCTCGTTTGCAACTGGCCCAGGGAGGGCCCGCAGCCTGATCACGATACGTATCAGTATCGGCAGCCGCTGCTGATCATGATCATGATCTGGCCCTGATCATGATACGGAATCGTATCAATGTGCGTATCAGGCCAATAGTACATTTGTACTACCGAGGGTCGAAAAACGGCCTTTTTAGCGCTCCTATATTACCGCGTTTCAGCAAGTCCCAAATACCGCATTTCAGCGAGTCCCATTACCGCGAACCAGCGAGTCCCTTAATCATACCATGCTTTACCAGCCCTTCCCATCAAAGGCGGCCTTGATGGCCGCCTCTTCGCTTTCAAACGGGCCGCCAACGGTTTGCTCGTCGCTATCGCTGTAGCAATACCAGCCTTCAATGAGTTCTGTGCCTTTACAGCAGTCTGCAGTGAAGAAATCAATGAGGATCATGCCAGATGCTCCTGAAGACGCTTCCACATCCATTGTTCCTTGGTGGACGGACGGAACAGTTCGTAACCTTCATGGTCGACGATGGAATCGCCTGCGCTATCAACGTGCCCTTCAGTTTCACGTTGCCAGATGCCCTTACAGGCGCCTGTAGAGTCGTAGATGCCAATAACATCCTCACCATCGTCCATTGCTAAACGAACGTGGAAGATGAGCTGGTGGAGCGAGGCAGCTTGATAGCTGCCCTTAGTGGCCGAGAAATAAGGGCCGTTGTCTTGGAAGGTTTTAATGGTGGTGATCATTGGTGGCTATCAACGATGGTCCAGGAGAGATAGTCTTCAGAATGGCGTTCAATGCGAAGAAAGCCACGTTCTTCTAGTCTTTCCATTGCTCTTAAATAGTCGTTGAATCGACTAACTTGCGAGGGAAATCTTGGCACAAAGCATGGCTTATCGCCATGCTTTTTCTTGTGGTTTAAATAATAGAGGAGAAGATTACGCTGGTTAATTGAAAGCGCCGATTGCGAAAAGTTCATGATATATATACAGTTAAAGGCTATATATGCGATTATTGAAATACTGTTCAGCTTGCCACTTATGGTCAAAGATGCCATAGGAAGTGGTATGAATTTGAAGCTCGGTGATGCGCTCCCAGCCATAAGCTTCCCATTTGCGGGAACCATCAGCACACATATATTGCTGGATGCCATAGCCGCTATGCTGTGCCTGGCGATCAGCTTCTAGACGAGCTTCGTAAGAAGGGAAGTGTTTCATGGTTGGTTAATAAACGAGGAGCGTCGCCGCCCATGCACAGAACAATACAGCATCGTAGGGCCCATATCGAGGCCTGTTACAAACCGTCATAAAGGCTCCGAATGCGGAACTGCCCAAGCCTGCCCATGCGAAGAGCAGTTTCCTTGACAAACTGCTGGCTATTGGTTTTGGTGTTTTTGATTTTATGCAAGCCAGTTTCAGGATATATCTTCACCACTGTGTATTCGCCTCTCCATTGTTTGAAGCCTGAATCGTAGAGATCAACGAGGGTTCCAATGGGGAAAGGCATGATAAGATGAGGATTCCCAATGATTTCTTCATGGGCGTTACCAGCGATGGAGCACGCTGTGAGAGCTAGGCCTCGTGAAGCCTAGCTCAGCTCTTCCTTTAGCCTTGCTGGGCCATGATGCCCATAAGAATTTCTTCCACATAGCCTTTCGTGGCGCGAAGCTTTTCAAGGGCCTCTGTTCTTTCGTCACGAGCTTTGTAGAACGTTTCCCAGTCGTTGAAGTCTCGCCCATTGCACGTTGCTTCGCAAAGCGTGTCGATAGCGGCATCAATGGCTTTATAAGCGGCGTGGTATTCCTTCCAGAGGGTTTTGCCGCCAGTGCCATTGAGGTGGATGGTGGGGATGGTTGCCATGGTTTGAAGCGCGAACAAGGGAACAATACAAAAGAAAGGGGCCTGATGGCCCCTTTGTCACAAAGCGTTACAAAGACAAAAGTCGTTTGATGGTGCTTTCTACATTTCTGAGTAGGCGCTTGTCCAAACTGCTCTTGCTTGTTACAAGCGTTTTGCCAGAAGCATGCTTGAAAACGTAATGTTTTGTCTCACGATGGAGAGCAAAGCCATACTTTTTAGCAAGTGCAATCACTGCCCTTCTATTGTCCTTAACTGCCATTAAAGCACTTTCCAAATTTCATCTTGCAAAGCATCAGCAAGAGTTAGGAGAAGATCTTTCCTTTGTTTGTAAGAGGGCTTATCAACGCGGGAAAGAATGAAACTGCGAGCAGAAGAGCGATCATTTGAGCTGTAGTCTTGCCATTTATGCTTGGCATTGTCAGAAACCATTCTGGCAATGGCCTGTTGCGTTTTAGTGAGGAGCATGATTCAGAAAGCGAGAGTTTGACCGTTGGCTTTGATGCTTGTCACGCGCTCGCAATCAAAGGAACGCCATGCACCTTCACCGTCTTTACGAGCGATGGAGAAATCACGACAACGCACAATACTGGGCTTCTTTACTGCCGTGCCAGTGCCCTTAATTTCCTTGGTGTCCCAAGGATTGAATTGAAGCTTGCGAATGGAACCATCAGCCTTGACGAATTCCACTGAAACAATGCTGTGGCCAGCATTGAAAATAAACTGTTTAATGCGGGAGGTTTTATCCATGAGGAGCCTGTCGCCAGGAGGGAGTATGGAAGGAAAGAAACAGGCCCCGAAGGGCCCGCCAAACATTCCGAGGGGATAATAGGGCTATTTGGCCGAGCTGTCAAGCGGCGCCGAGGCACGAAGTGACTTTGAGTCGCGAAGCGGCTCCACGGGGAAGCCATTGGCAATGCGGCAGTAGCGTTCAGGATGCAGGACCATGCACTGCGCCAGGCCTTCCTTGTTGGGCATCACGTTAGGGGAAGCAGCAATGGCGAAAGCCCCTAGTCCGAAGACAAGGCTCACCAGCAGGAACGAAGCAGTGTCTTTCATAGTTTGGAGATGCAGATGGAAGCTTCGCCTTGAG